AAGTGTTTTTAGAAAACTATTTTGACAAAATCGAATTTGGACATTTTTAAAATGTCCAATTTCAAAATCTTCGACGAACTTTTATTTTTACTTTTTCAGCGTAAAATATGTAATTAGTGGTTCTCTTTTGACAATAACTTCAAAATTTCATTATTTTGCTTTAAAAGTTTTAATAATAATTGTTCTTTATTGTTTGTGTATTCATATTCTTGATGTATACTTGTTTCTGTAATACTATTGTTATCAGGCTGAATACAGTTCTTTTTATGTCTATAGAAACTGGAACTATGTTTATAAGTTTTTCCACAATGACATTTAAAAGAATTTACAGCAGCATTTGTATAGCATTCGGTAGCATTATGTTTATTAGTGTTTAGATGTTTCTGAAATTCACTATTTTTAAAGCATTTATAGTCGCATTTTTTACATATAAATTTTGGGTTGTTTTTTGTTGTTTCTTGTTGTCTCATCATAATATTTTCAGATATTGTACTATAATTTGAACTTTGTAATAACTTTAAATGACGTGGTCGTTTATTATGTTCCTCTTGTAATTTACGTGTATTGAAATAAACCTTACACGTTTTACAATATAAAGGTTCTCTTGGTATTTTGTCTACAATTGATTTGGGATTTGATTTTCCTAATGATAATGGTTCTATACTATTTAAAGTTGCGTTATATTCTTCAAAGTAATATTGTTCTTGTTTCTTTGCAGAATGTAAATCTTCACAATTATGAAACGCAATTATTTCCATTATCCAGTTATCCCAACCCATATTATCTCGTATAAAGTTGTATAATTTACATTTATAATTTGAAGACTTTGGATTTATGCAACATTGTTTATGACTATGTTTACGTTGAACAAAGTTTGTAGTATGACCTATATATATATCCTTTATTGAAGTGTCTTTACAATAAATCTTATAAAAAATAGTATTAGAATAATCTATTTTTACTTTTGGCATCTTATAATATTTATTTTATATATTATATTATAAATAAGACTTTAACTTATTTTCAGCGTAAAATGTGTAATTAGTGGTTCTCTTTATCAATAGTTACTTGTTTCATTATATTTTTCATTATTTTATCTTCAAATGATTTGGTCTGTTCTTTTCCGTAACCACCCAGTGCTGCCTGTGAGTATTTAAAGAATTTCTCACAGTTTTCCGAACCCAATACGTCTACATCCGGCGTTTCACTATACCAAATCGGTCGCATACTATCATTCTTGTATGCCACGCCTTTCACTGCCTTACGTAATTGTTCTTTATCGGCATCTTTTTCCCATTTTTCAGCATCTTTTATGTAAAGAGTTTCTCGTTTTAAATCAGTGCAGTGTATTGGTCTGTTATATAAATCCATATTATTTATTCTTTCAATCATTACTCTGGATAACCCATCTACAAACCCAAGTTCTCCCGTTTGGATAAAATCTTCCATAGATATTTCCAATGACTTTACAAAGTCGGTTAGTGACATTGCGTCTTTACACTTTTCATTAAGGAATACATTGAGATTAAAGCTATTATTCGTAGTGTTGTTTGTTATGTTGTTTGTAGTATTTCCGGAATTCTTTGCTAGGTCTAATATTTGTTTATTTTGTTCTTGTATCTGTTTGTTTTGCTCGACCATTAATTGTTTAAACTCATTATTTTGCTTCAATAGTTCTACAACTAATGTAGAGTCCATTGCATCTATAGTAGATACTTCATTATTTGTATTGTTGGGTTCTATAGTAGTATCGATGACTATATCATTACATTTCTTACTGTGCTTCCATAATCCAGAACGAGAATTGAATAAACGACTGCATTTATCGCATTCATATATAATGGGGACTTTTACGTTTCCATCTGTTTCCATCATATGTTTTGCAGTCGTTAGATGTTTATTATAATCTTTTCTGTTACGAGTTTTATAGTTACATTTATTACATAAATATTTATGGGGATTTTTTGGGACTTTTTCGTTTCCAAATGTTTCCATTTCCCCTAAACTATGGATACATAATTTGTCCCCTCTAAATACTTTTTTGCGTAATTTATTTAATTTTTTATGCAAACAAACGAAATACCGAAATCCCCAAAATACTGCATTATGGTAACAACCGCCATTTTTGAAAAGTGTTTTTACAAAACTATTTTGACAAAATCGATTTTGGACATTTTTAAAATGTCCAATTTCAAAATCTTCGCTGAACTTTTATTTTTACTTTTTCAGCGTAAAATATGTAAAATATGTAAAAATCCAATATATATAATGTTCTCCTATGTAAATGAGTAGTTCTAGAAAAATATTGGTTGATTTGACACCTAAGAAAACCAAGGAAGAAATAGAAGAAGAGAAAAACAAGAAAGAGGAAGAGAAGAAATCAAGAGAACCTAGAAAAAGAGTAGTTACAAACCACAAAAAATGGGGGTTTTCAGACGAAGAGTTACAATGTTCTCGACAATTAGAATATATAATGGATATAAATAATGAAAATGCAAATGATAAAAAACAATATCGATTTATTTACGAGAGCTTTAGACAGAAGTTAAGTAGTTATCGTAGTCAGGACTTATTAAAAGAGCGATATTCAGAGGAAAATTTCACAACAATAGAGAACATAATAGAATTATTACAAGAATGCGAGAACATTTGCTATTATTGTAGGGAACCGGTCAAAGTTCTCTATGAATATGTAAGAGAGCCGAAACAATGGACTCTTGAGCGAATAGATAATAAAATCGGTCATAATAAGGGAAATTTAATGATAGCGTGTTTAAGTTGTAATTTGGGTAGGAGAACAATGAATCAAGAAAGGTATGTATTTACAAAACAACTGAGTATAGTAAAAAAAGAATAATGGATAAACCCATATATAAACAATGATATATTTGATAAATAATGGAAGATATCATTGAGAACATTGACAAAAATCATAAAAATATACACGAAAAACTCGACTATTTTCATAAAACGAATAAGATACCACATTTGATATTTCATGGAGAATCCGGTTCTGGAAAACGGTATATAGTAGATAAGTTTATACAGAAAATATACAATGGAGACCGGCATAAAATAAAACAAAATGTAATGTTAGTGAATTGCGCTCATGGTAAAGGTATCAAATTCATAAGAGATGACTTGAAATTTTTTGCGAAAACAAACATCCAATCAGATATAGGAGCAACATTTAAAACAATTATATTGATAAATGCCGATTTCTTAACCATAGACGCTCAGTCAGCATTACGTAGATGTATAGAATTATTCAGTTATAATACACGTTTTTTCATAGTTGTCGAGAACAAAAACAAATTACTGAATCCAATTTTATCCCGTTTTTGTGAGATTTATGTTCCAGAATACATAGAGAACAAAAACATAAAGAATCTCCACAAACAATTAATAGAATGTAATATGAACGTTGATAACGATTCAGTCAAATGGATAGATGAGAGAATGAATAATATAATTTTAGATAATCATATGGATTTAATGAATTTTGCTGAAGAGTTTTATCAAGAAGGTTTGTCTTGTTTTGATTTTATAGAATGGGTAAAAGAAACGACCAAATTAGATAATTTAAAAAAGAATGAAATAAGAGTGTGTTTTAATACAATTAAGTCGGAGTTTAGAAGTGAGAAGTTATTATTATTGTATCTATTAGATTATTTGTATTTACGTTCAAACCCTACTTTAAAAAGTGTATTCACAATATAATTAGATGGACGATTTTGTTTTATCGAATTTACAAGAATCAAGGAACGAATGGTGTAGTCGTTTAGTGAGTATTTTTACACCCCTTGTTTTAGGAGGTATAAAATCAATATTCAATGAATCATGGAAAATATGTTTGGATAATGACGAGCCCAATAAATACCTAATGACATTTCAAAACTTACTGTCAAGAATTCCAAAATGGAATAATGAGATACTTGAGGAAGAACGAAAAAGAATCATTGAACGTAGTGGATGTAATTATTTAGAAGATTTAATCACTTGCGTCCATATTATTCAATTGAAAGTGCTAACCTGCATTCGTGTAGGTAACAAGCAGAAGAAGATAGATATTTCAATTCCAAAATTAGACAGTTTCATTCACAAAGTATATATCAATGTAGCACGTAAAGTGTATTCAAACGTATATTTGTTTGATAAGAATGTATCACCCTTACAAAGTCAGAAAAACAACCGTGAATTGGAAAGTATTACACAGGAATGTATTTTGATTTCAATTCGTGAAAGTATACCAACTGAAGAAATTATACGCGCTTATATGGATGAAAGTGTAGAACAAGAGGAAGAAGTAATAATTGAAGACGTCGAAGAAGAAGAAAAAGAAGAGGAGAAGCCAATTGAAAAATCAGAAGTAGTAGACCCAGTTCAAGAAGAAACTATTCCCGACGTAGTTCCGTCGATTCAGAATGTAGATAATGAAAATGTAGTAACACAGCTATCATTCAATGATATGGATGCTGTTTTGGATGAAGAAGATAATTTGAAAACAATTGAAGCACCCAAATCAATCGAAAGATTAGAAGAAATTAGCACAGAAAGGGCATTTCAACGTAAATTAGAAGAAGAGGAATCCGATGATGAGAGAATACAAATCTCAACGGAACAGGTGGACTTACGTGATTTCGATGATTTAGATACACCAATTGTAAAGAAAAACGACGATAGTATAGTATTAGATGGAATAGAAGAATTATACTAATTTAGGGTATTCGTAATATTATGAATATAAAAATGAGAAAAATAATATTATAGATGGAAAAGGCATTTATACTTTCGTTTTTTATAACTTTTGTATTCTTTGTAGCAAAAATAATTGACATGAAATTTGTTAGCAAAGAATGGAAACCAATGAAAATAGTAATACGTGATACGGTAACAGTGTTATTAAGTAGTATTTTTTCCGTGGTAGTTTATTTCATAACAAATGGTAGAATGAGTGATTTCTTCAATGTGATTACTGAAAACAAAGTATTGAAACCATCAGCAACAGAAGTATTTACAGGCGAACCAGGTTTCTAATTATATTATCACATAGTTTGATAATATGATTATACAAAATTGATAACCCAATTATTTAAACTTATAATGGTAATATATAAAATGAGTGCGATTCAGGTTATTAAACAGTTTAAAAAGGAAGGTATAAGTGTCCTTGAGAATATACCAGAACAAAGGTATGCCACATTAATAAAAAAGGCAAATGATGCGTACTATAATGATAACGCATTAATGACAGATAATGAGTTTGATATTATAAAGGAATATTTTGAAAAGAAATATCCTAACAACCCAGTTTTAAAGAATATTGGTGCTCCCATAATTAAAAATAAAGTGACATTGCCATATAATATGCCTTCAATGGATAAAATAAAACCAGATACGGATGCTTTGGAAAAATGGATGAAAAAGTATACAGGAAATTACGTGTTATCTTGTAAATTGGACGGGGTTAGTGGAATGTATACAACTGAGAACAATACGCAAAAATTATATACTCGTGGAGATGGAACAGTAGGACAAGACGTAACCCACCTATTATCAGTATTAAATTTACCAAAAATAAAGGATATTGTCGTTCGTGGTGAATTTATAATATCCAAAACAAAGTTCGAAGAAAAATATAAATCAAAATTTGCGAATTCAAGAAATCTAGTAGCAGGTATAATAAATAGCAAAACAATAGATAATAAAGTAAATGATATGGATTTTGTAGCATATGAAGTAATTAAACCGGTTTTACGTCCAAGCGAACAAATGAAGGTATTAGAAAAGTATGGATTTAATACAGTTCGTAATTTACAATTTGCGACTTTAACAAACGATTTATTATCACAATTATTAGTAGATTTGAGAAATAATTATGAATATGAAATAGACGGTATAATCGTATCAGATAATAAAAAATACAGACGCACAACAAGAAATCCAGAACATTCATTTGCTTTTAAAATGGTAATATCCGATCAAGTAGCGGAAGCAAAAGTAGTGGATGTAATATGGAACGCTAGCAAAAGCGGGTATTTGAAACCGCGCATAAGAATAGAACCTATAAACATAGGTGGTGTTAAAATAGAATATGCAACTGGTTTTAATGGAAAGTTCATAGAAAGTAATAAGATAGGTATTGGTGCTGTAGTTCAGATAATTCGTAGTGGAGATGTAATACCCTATATAAAATCAGTAACAACAGAAGCAGAAACAGCAAAAATGCCTGATGAACCTTATCATTGGAACGAAACCAGAGTGGATATTATATTAGATAATATTAATACAAGTGTAATAGAAAAAAATATAACGAGTTTCTTTGTAGGCATTAAAGTAGATGGGTTATCTACCGGTAACGTAAAAAGATTAATGAACGCAGGATATGATAGTATTATAAAAATAATTCATATGAAAAAAGAAGATTATGAAGGCATAGAAGGATTTCAAACAAAAATGATAAATAAAATATACAATGGAATACAAGAAAGATTAAGGGAATCGTCATTGGTAGAAATAGTAGCGGCTTCAAATATATTAGGACGAGGCATAGGAAAACGTAAATTAGAGCCAATATTTGAAGAATATCCAAATTTATTTACACTCCTAATTTCAAATGAAGATTTAAAATTGCTATTGTTATCAGTAAATGGAATAGGTGAAGAAAATGCGAATAGTATAGTAAAGAACATGCAAAAAATGAAGCGATTTTTAGGAGAGGCGAACTTACTTTATAAGTTATGTAAAGATGGTAAAAAAGAAAAACAAGAATCAGCAAAGCAAGAATCAATAAAACACAAAGACCATATACTAAATGGAAAAACAATTGTAATGACAAAGATAAGAGATAAAACAATAATATCAGCATTAGAAGAGTTTGGTGGGAAATTAGAAAACAATATTACAAAAAAAACATTCGCTTTAATAACAAAAAGTCTCGATGATGTTTCATCAAAAACAAAAAAAGCTCAAGAATTAGGTATTCCAATAATGACACCAGAAGAGTTTATAAAAAAATATTTGTAAAATTATCGTTTCATTGTATTCAAACGAGGAGGTAGTAAATATACCTCATTTTCTTTTGCGAATCGTACTTGGCGTTTAGGTGATTTCATAACGTGAGTTGGATATAATGGTGGTATAAACAAGGTATTTACGTGAGGCATTACAATCTTTATACAATACATTTTTTTATAATATCGTAATAAAAAAATGTCATAGATTTTATGCATAAATAGGTAATTTATTAATATCAATCAGATTTTCAACAGCATCAGTAGAATTGTAAACGAATTGATTAAAATAAGAAAATTCTAATTGTTTATCGGGGGTATGATTATGGACGGTTCTCGCGATCATTTTATATAGTTTAAATTCAGGATATCGCTCTTCACCATTCTTTTTGTATAAAATGTTTTTCTTGTTATCATCTAAACACCATCTATATACAGTTTTTTGTAATTCATCATATTCAGAATAAGGTAAATGGTCGGGAATAATGAAATCATAGATAGAACAACCAAGGCGACATAAATCAAAACTCATGTTCGGTTCTAATCTAGATTTTTTATCATTAAAGAAAGGTTCACAATTGTATTGCGAATTAGCATCTCCATCGGGTCCGAAACTATCAGAACAGTAGACTTTCCCATTAAATCTGTATATACTTCGTCCAAAATCAATAATTTTATAGATTTTTCCATATGTAGGCACTTTGTATACAATACCATTGAATTTATAATATAGAAATTCTATGTTAGTGTTGATATACATAATGTTGTTAGTATGAAGATCATTATGGGTAAAATGAAAAAGTTTCTGGTATATTAGTAGTGTCATAATAACTTGAAACAACGCACCCGCAGCTTTGGTGCTGTTAATAGTTCCATTAGTAAATAACTGGTCTAAAGTGCCATCACATTTTTCAAGAGAAATCATTTGTATAGGGAAATTACGAATATATGCGTGTTGGTCTTCGTCGGTTAAATTACATTCACTACCATCATCTGTATCACTTATTGAACTATCATTGTCAGATTCATCAAGAGTTTCCCAAGAAGAATGTGTATCTGAATCAGTTGTATAAGCAACAGAACTATCATCACTACTCGAATCATCATTAATAGTAATTTGGTTATCTTCAATATCATTATTAATGTCTGTATTTTCTACATTAAATTTACAATCATATATTAAACAATCATCTATATTTTCATCACTGTTAGGTATTTCGGTAATGAGTTCAGAAAGTGATACAGCACTAATATTATGATTTGATTTTGAAATATGTAACTTGGAACGTTTTTTTCTGGAAGAATCTACATGGTCGTCTAAAGAATCTACATTTTCAAGAGTATAAAGTGTATCAATATTCTCATTAAAAAAATCAGATTCTTGCATGTAATCAATATCATCGCTAACATTATATTTAAATTTATCTTGTATACCTAGAAAGGAACCAAAAAAATCAATACAATTAAGTATATTATGTTGATGAAGAACCATACTGCTAATATAATAGAAAAATGTATCAACATAAGAGCAGTTATTGGGTTCCTTTATTTTTGGAAGCAAAGTATGTGAAATATCACAAGAAATATCACTAGGGTAGGGTAGATTATGAATTAGGTGTTTATCAACTTCATATTTTCCAACCATATATCGTAGAGGATCAATAACCGGAGAATATTTGATGAAAATATCTTTCTCAAACGTTTCATTATTACAATCAATAACCGTTTTATGATCTACAAAATGATATTTATGATTTAACTGTATATTATTGTAATTTTTGGATGACAATGTAAATAAGGATTCATATATAGGATTATATTGTTGTAAGTTCTCTATTTTGAAAGGATTATATTCGTATAAAGTATCATTTTCAGTTGGTACATAGGTTTCTTCTAAAGATGAAATATTAATATTTTTTAATTTGCGATATCCAATGGTAAATTTATTTTGTAGTTGATTATTCATAGATAAATTTATTATAATTGTTTAATACATTTTTATTAAACAATACAAACTCATAGATAAGATAATTCGTTTAAAGTAATTTAGTATAATATAGTGATAAAGTATTAAAGGAAATGAGTTTAGAATTAAAAAAATTTAATATGCGTGAAATTACATTTAAACCGGATGAAAATAAAGGACCAGTTATAGTAATGATTGGACGTCGTGATACTGGTAAATCATTTTTGGTAAGAGATTTATTATTTTATCATCAGGATATTCCCGTAGGAACAGTAATGTCAGGAACAGAAGCAGGAAATGGTTTTTATTCAGCCCACGTGCCAAAGTTATTTATTCACGAAGAATACAATACAGTATTGATTGAGAACATTTTGAGAAGACAAAAGACGGTATTAAAACAAGTAAATAAAGAGATAGCAACTCATAAAAAGACAACCATAGACCCTCGTGCTTTTGTAATATTAGATGATTGTTTATACGATCAATCTTGGACTCGTGATAAAATGATGAGATTGTTGTTTATGAATGGTCGTCATTGGAAAATTATGTTAATTATTACAATGCAGTATCCATTAGGTATTCCACCAAATCTAAGAACAAATATAGATTATGTATTTATTTTGAGAGAACCTTATTTAACAAATCGTAAGAGAATCTGGGAAAATTATGCGAGTATGTTTCCAACATTGGAGTCATTTTGTAGTGTTATGGACCAGACAACGGAAAATTATGAATGTTTGGTAATTAATAATAATGCGAAATCAAATAAACTAAACGATCAGATTTTTTGGTATAAAGCAGAAAGTCATCCAAATTTTAGATTAGGTGCGAAAGAATTCTGGGAAATATCTAAAAATATGGGTTCTGACGATGAAGATGATGTGTATGACCCAAATAAATCAAAAAAGAACAAGGGACAAGCAATAAATGTAAAGAAAAATAAATGGTAAATAAGATACAATACATTGGATATCTTATTTACATTATGGGTCGTATAAACTTTCATCTACGATAATTTCATCGTCAGAATCAAATAAATCATCAGAATCAAATAAATCAGTATCGTCTATAAATCCATCTCTAGTATTTTCATCATTAGCCATAGTAGTATCTATCATTAACCTGGCGAAATTAGGGTCAATAATATTTTGTATAATATCAGCCCTTGAGATAGTATGAAATCTTTCAGTACTAGATGTTAGATCAGCAGGTTCCGTAAAATTATATAATATATTAGATGTAATATTCCTACTTGACATATCTTCATTATTATCACTTTCGTTATCATTATTTGTAATAGATAAGTCTTCATTATTGTATAAAGTCTTTTCCGTGTTTCCATCGACAGTAACAAACGACACATATCTTTTTCTATTTGCTAATGAAAGTATACGTCGTCCAAAACGAGGTGTTTGTTGAATGAATTTTCTAATTTTGGAAGAAAAAATCTTGGAATGTTTATTTTTAATAGTCGTATCGATAGCGTATTTATAACGAAGATAATCCGGTAAAATATTTTTAAATGTATCAATTAAAACTTTTTTGGGAAAATCATAATGTATTTTAATTGGGTAATCTTGTAACATATCATATATATAATCAATTATCATATCTTCATCTTCATTGTTAACAAATTGGCTAATATAATGACTACGAATAATGGATTGATTACTATTGAAAAAATCATCAATATCAAAATTACACAAAAAATATTGTTGTATGATATTAGGTACTACAAGCAATCGTTCTTTCATTTTGAAATAGATATTATATAAACTAGCCGTAGTAAATTCGATACCACTATATGGATTTTTCGGTTTTACTGGCTCAGCACAAAAATCAGGTGAATTACATATAGCAGATATAATAATACGTGAAAGGTCTTGTAACGTAAATAGATATATACAATTATTTTCAAATAATGAAAATGTATTTTTCTGCGAGGTTGAAATCGGAGATAAAAATAAATCATTATGAACTTTCAAATTATAGTTTTTAATTTTAATTCTCCTTGCGAAACGATTAAGCGCCCAATAAATCTTTTGAATACGATAAAAAAACATTAAAAAGTTGAGTTTATCATCTTGTTTAATAAAATAGTTTTCAATATATTGATCGTTAAAAATACAAAATTTATCCTTATCAGACAATACAAAACAGTTTTTAATAAAATTAATATGTGTGTTATCACTTTCATGTTTGTCAAATATATGGGGTATATATGTTTTAGATGAAAACTTGTGAAAATTGTCAATGGTTATATCATCACAAAACCGAATATCTTTTATAAATATTTTATGTGCTATATATGTAAAAGTTTTCATAATTCACTATTAATAATATACGAAATTATTTATATCTTTTAGATATAATATAAAGCATGTTAAAAATAGCACATAGAGGATTATCCGCAACAAATCCAGACAACTCAATCGAGTCATTTGTATGTGCTGTAGAAGCAGGATTTGATATGATAGAATTAGATATACAGTTATGCAAAAACAATGAAATAGTGGTATTTCATGATAGAAGTTTAAATGGTAAGATGATAGAAGATTATACTTTACACGAATTAGAAGAACTGGGAGTTATATCATTAAAAACGTTTTTCAGTGTAATTGATAGTAAATATATTCAAATCTATTTAGATCTAAAAGGAGACGTAGAAATAATCGATTATCTAATAGACTTTATATTGAATAATAACAAAATAGTCTATTTACCAAATCTTTCAATAGCATCATTCAATAGAAGAATGATAGATATATTATCGAATATAGAAACATTACTTCAAATAGGTTTTATTACGAGTAATAACTATAGTAATAGAGAATGGAAAGAGTTGTTACGTAATGTGGATTTTGTAAGCATATCATTTGATGTTCTCGACCATGAAACCGTAGATTTTTTACATAAACACGGTAAACCCGTCTATGTATATACTTGTCATAACAAAGCAGAATTAGATTATATAAAACAATTTAATATGGATGGAATAGTATCAAATATAGTTATTGAATAAAAATATCACATATAATTTTATTCAATATATGAAACCAACTTAATCATCGTTTTTAGAGTCATCTATTTTCAATTCATCACGAATATTTGCTGATTCAGTATTACTAACTTCACGTGATTCGAAATCAACCTCTTCCTTTACACCACTTAGATTTCCTTCTTCGTCAATACTTTGTGTAAGAACATTACCACTCTTCTTAGCCTTTTCAATATTCTCCATAATAGCCTTCTTTTTAGTTTCACGAACACGTTCCTCGAACTCCTTTTTAGCAGCCTCTTCATTCTTCATCTTTTCAGCGTGAAGTGCATTAAGCTGGTCTTCCATATGTTCGACACGACCAGTTTTATAAGCATCGGGGTCCCAAGGAATCCAAACACCTACGGGACCGACATAAATGTCGTGATTAGGGTCACCTTCTCTTAGCTTCTTGCACTTCTCTTCCGCTTCATCTTGAGTATTAAATACACCTCTAATCTTGAGACCTCTAACGGAAGTCTGAAAAGCATGGTCTCGGTTAAATTGTTCGTTAAGTTTTTCTTCTTGTTTATCTAAAAAGTTTTTATAATCGTCTTCAATGCCACTCTTCTTGAGTTTATCACTTTCCTCCTTTACAAAGTCATTGAAATCGCTGATAAGGGTTTCAACATTCATATTGTGCTTATAAGCAATAAAATGTATAAATTCGAAATATCTTTCCATAGATTTAGAGAATTCCCAGTTCTTAACAAACTGGTTAAACAGATAAACTTCACGTTTTTGAAGAATTTTTTCAGGTGATACAAACGACATACAAGCAAACTTTTGTCCTGATATAGGATGATCTTCATCACACAAGTCAACATATTTACTATTTAGTGTTCCATCGCTATTCTTCTTTTTTTCGTATCCAGACATTTTAGGAATATATACTTTATAACATTCACTGTTTAAGTGTTTTCATAATTAATTATTAAAATTTTTTTATTATATTATAATATAAACATAAAATGTTTGATTTGAACGAGTTAGTAAAACGTGCTATTAAGTACTTGATTGAGGGTTTAGTAGTAGCCTTAGCTGCTTTCGCTATCCCAAAGAAGCAACTTAATGTTGAGGAGATTATCATTA